CTTATACGCTGAGTGATTATGGTTACAAAATTAAACATGGTAAACCCGTGATGGGAGGCTGGGAGCCTTGGTATTTAAATTTACTTCCTTCTTTAGACAGAGAATTGCACCTTGATGTAGGAATTCTAATGCAATGTGCTGAGAATTTAGCAGACGATATTGTTAAAGGATTGAGTCCTGAAGATAAACTCAAGTTAATTGAGTATGATGACTTTACTGTCACAAATGGTGCTCAGGGAGTTAGGTTTGTAGACAAAATTAACAGGAATACTAGTGCTGGTTTTCCGTTTAATAAGAGCAAAAAATATTTTATAGAACCGATAGCACCTCAACATGGATTACAGGATCCCATCGAATTTAACGATGAGATCAAGGGTAGAATAGCTGATTGTGAAGAATGCTATGACAATCTTACCCAGTATCATCCAGTTTATATGGCTTCACTTAAAGACGAACCTCGCAGTTTTGAAAAGATACGTGATAAGAATACAAGGGTATTTACTGGGGGGCCAATAGAACACATTTTTGTGACGAGAAAGGAATTGTTATCTTATACTAAGATAATGCAAGAAAATAAGTTCGTGTCCGAGTGTGCAGCTGGTACTATAGCGCAATCTCGTGAGTGGGACGATATCTATAGGTATCTAGTCTATTACGGTGAGGATAGGATTTTTGATGGAGATTACTCTAAATTCGATAAGAGTATGGAATCTGTAGCAATTCTTGCTGTATTCAGAACTATCACTTTAGTTCTGGAAAAATGTGGTGCTGATCCTAAGCACATAGAAAGATGTTGGTGTATAGGTTATGATTTAGCGTTTGCTATGATTAATTATAATGGTACCCTTCTTCAGATGATGAAGGGTCACGTTTCAGGTGAAGCACTCACTGTACTAGTTAATAGTCATTGTAATAGTTTATATTTACGTTATGCATATACATTATTACACCCAGATAGGAGTTGTGTGGATTTTAAGAAACACATAAATGTTATCACCTATGGTGATGATGTTGTGGGGGGTGTTAGCCCTAAGTGTGATTTTTTTAACTTTACAACACTTAAGAACAGTTTGAAGGTCATGGGCCTAAAATTCACACCAGCTGATAAGGAGGCTGGAGATTATACCCTTATGAATATTAAGGATATTAATTTCTTAAAACGTGGATTTAGGTATGAGGAAGAACTTGGTGTGATGGTATGTCCTCTAGATGTTAACTCAATAGAAAAATCGTTGATGGTTAACGTTAAGTCTAAAACTGTACCTGAGGAGATGCAGAGTGCTCAGTGTATTGGGAGTGCAATACGAGAGTATTTCTGGCATGGTAGAGAAACTTTTGAGGATCAAAG